ACCTCTATGCGTCTATCGACAGCCTAGAAGGTAAGGGACTGGTCTCTACTACTCGTGTTTCTACAGGTAGCCGACACCTTGCAACGCTCTACACGGTGCACGTAGATGCGATCCTTTCTTTGCGTGGAAGACCAGACATGGCGCTCAAAACACCTAAAAAGGCACGTCAAACAGGGGTGCCAATTGGCACCAACCACCCACCAAAAGACCGGTGCCAATTGGCACCCAAGAATAGTATTAAAGAAAACCTAAAAACGAATAGTGATGATGGAGGACGTTTGGCTTCGCCGCACGTCGGGAGGGTTCGTAGAGTAAGGCCAGCAACCACCCAGCAGGAAAATGCAATTGATTGCAAAAGCAAGATCCTGTCCATCGCACAGAAAGCCGCTGAGCGTTCCGCTACAAAGCAGTTGGAGAAAGTTCGGCGGGGCCGCGCCGCCGCGCCCGGGGCAATTACGCTTACCGATCTTAACGCTACGTGGAAGCGTTGTATGGTGCAGGCGTTCGGTAAGTGCGCGGTGGGTGCTCTTACACATGTCGAGTACGGTGTATTCAAAAAGATCGTGAAGGCCCACGATATATCATTCCCGTGGGTTGAGTTCTTTGAGTGGATCATTGGGTCTTGGTCCGCACTGAACGACGACCACAAGAGGCGTGTGGATTACGCGAGGAAGAAAGAGGGCGGGTGGCCCCCCACCGATGATGGTTCTTTCTACCTAGGTACCGAGACACCCATGCTGTCGTCGGTGGTTAAGAATCTGGTCAAGCTCTCACGCATCTACACAGACAACCGCAACCGCGCAGTGTCACGCGTTACGTCGGATGCCGCCAAGTACATTGAAGAGGCGGAGCGTCAGCGAGTACGCGCGGAGAAGGCCGAGAAAGCACTGCAGAAAGTATCGTCCTTGCGTAGCACCCGGAAAGATACCCCAGCACCCGCGCGGCGGCAGCGTAGCGCCGTGGCGACTATCGCTAGGCCGGAGGATGATGACTACTTCGCAAAAGACGACCAGCTACCTGATTGGGAGGCTCAAGGATGAACAAGCACGAGATGTTGCGGGCAGGGATACCTGCAGACGCTATCGCCACTACGTTACCCAATGCTGGGTTTCAAAACATACGTGATCGTATTCGCGATGGCTCTTTGCTGGTACCCGGTAGGGCTATCGTTGTCGCTCCAGCGGGTGTAACCAACACCGAGTCGGTAGGTCGTGCGGAGTTGGCTTTTTATCTGACGATGAAGGAGTTGATGCTAGCTAGCAAGGTTGATGGGGTGATCCTGTCTCTTGCCGAGCTAAACATGATGATCCTTGAGGGTCGAGATACTGCCAACCATCGTGCGGTAGGTGACGGGCTGGAGATCTATGACCTAGGTACAGAGGATACGCTTTTGGGTGTCTCAGGATTCGTGGCTAACGGTGAGTCTTACATCGAGCCCCGGGTCCGGGAATTCCTCTCAGCCTTGCTACTGAAGTGGATGCGTAGAGGTAACCGCATTGTGTTCGGTTGTCATTGTTTTGCCTCACGCCTTGATAGTTGGTGGCCCCCGCACCTTGTGGCCTACATCGCACGTAACGGCGACACTTTCAATATCGGTAGCCTCAGCGATTCGGGGGCAGAGAATGAGTGACGGGCTCAAGCTCATAGCCACCATTATCGATAACGGTAGCGTTCGTGCATTGAGGGAGATACCGTCGGAGCTATTCGTGGAGGACGAGATACCGGTGTATCAGTTTATCCGGTCTCACTACCGACGGTACGGGGTACTGCCGGCGTACAGCACGGTAGAGGAGGAGTGTGACATATCTATACCGGAACCAGAAGAAGGTATCGACTACTACCTGAAGAAGGTCAACGATAGGCGTATGTACAGCCTATTGCGCACGCAGTACTCTGAACTCCAGTCGTGTATGCGGGCTTACGATATGGATGCTGCGGCTGAGGTTATCGCAGGTATGCGCTCTACTACCCAGTCGCTTCGTATGGACGTGGATGTTATGGGGCTTGTAGAGGCGGCGTCCGCTGTGATGGATGAGTACGCTGTTGCGCACGAGAACCCCGGGCTTGCCGGCGTACCTACTTTGTGGCCGAGATACGATGAATTGGTCGGGGGGTATCAGGGCGGTGACCTAGTCACCTACGTGGCTCGTCCCGGGGTTGGTAAGACGTACACGCTGCTAAGGCACGCACAGGCGGCTTACGCTACGGGTCATAGTATTCTGGTCGTATCTATGGAGATGACCATCACCCAGATGTCGCGCCGCTTCATGTCACTGGTCACAGGTATTGGCGCTGACTACATCCGACGAGGCCGTCTATCAACCTACGCAAGGCGCAGACTGCAGCAGTACGTTGATGACCTAGAGAGTACCGACAGGGCGCACTTTTTCACCGGGGGCGTTCGCAAGACCCCGTCTGACGTTGATATCCTCATACAGGAACTCAGGCCGGATATCTGCTACATCGACAGTATCTATCTCATGAACTCGGACAACAAGAAAGCCGTAACACGTCCGGACAAGGTGTCGGCAATCTTCGATGAGACGAAGCAGATTGCTGTCGCCCGCAAGTTGCCTATCGTCGCTACATCACAGTACAACCGGCTATCTGGAAAGAAAGGCAAAGACGGGTCACTTGAGACCATCGCGTATAGTGACGCCATCTCTACCCACAGTTCGGTAATACTATCGTTACAGGAAGGGTTGCCGGGTCGCGAGGCAGTCACGCGCCAAGGTACCCTGATTAAGGGTCGCGAGGGGGAGGCAGGTACTGTTTTCTACCACTACTCGTTTAGACCCGTAAACATGGATGAGATGACGCCAGAAGAGATCGGGAATGAGACACAGGACGGTGAGCCCGATCTCGATTGGGTTGGTTGAAATCGATTGCAAAGTGGGGATGCCATGGACCGGTACGCGTATCTACTCAGCCTAGATGAGATCTTCTTCGTGAAGGAGCATCAGGATAGCCCGCAGGTTCAGGCACTCATTGCCACCTGCGAAAAGATTGTAGACCTTGAGGAGCAACTTGACGCGCTGCGCGATACGATGGCTGTGCAGAGTCAGGAAATGTTCCGGCGTAGAAGGAGAGTACGGCGTGACGTATAGCCAGCATTGCGAAGGCTGCCCCCTGCACGGTACGGGGGTGCCAGTGAGCCACAAAGGCTCTACATTGTCGCGGTTTGTCGTTGTCACAGATACACCATCGCAGTACAACGCACGCGAGGGTCGTCTGTTATCGAATAGCGCCAGTACCGTGCTCGGTAAGGCCATGAAGGCTGCGGGGTTTGAGAGGGATGACTTCTGCTACTACCCGCAGGTTCGTTGCCCGCACGAGGCCGACCAGTACAGCACCAAAGAGAAGAAAGCCATCAGGGATCACTGTAGGCCGCACATGGTTGAGTTCGTCCAGCGTGTAAAGCCGGAGGCGGTGATACCGCTTGGTGCAGAGGCCTCCAGACAGGTACTGTCGCGGGCAGCTAAGATCACCAAAGTTCGCGGGGTGGTAGAGCATAGCGATGAGCTAGACACTCACGTTTTCCCTATGCTCAGCCCGGGTATGGTGACGATGTACCCTCAGCACCAGCAGACTTTCTATGCGGACTGCCGTGCCCTGAGCGAGCTATGCGACGTATCGTTCAACCTTCGGGTACGGTCTCGCAAGATGCTGGGGCGGTACGAGTTCATTGACGATCTGCAGTTCCTGATCGACATGGAGCCTACGCTTCTATTCTTCGACACGGAAAACACCGGCTTGTCGTGGTTCCATGAAGGTAAGCACGACGTTCGCGACTACGACCCGCACACCTGCGGTAAGGAGTTTGACCCAGCGGCTGCTATCCTCACGATGCAGTTTACTGTCAAGGCCGGCGAGTCCTACATGCTTGTGTGGGATCACCCGGAGCGCCCCGCGTCCCCACGAGCGAAAGCCAAGCTGCGCAAGCAGTTGCGTAGGCTACTATGCAACCCCAAGACGCGGGTGATAAGCCAGAACGCCAAGTACGACGCTACGTATATGGCCGGTGTTGAGGGCATAGACTACCGTATCGGCGGGTGCACACTCATGCTGGCTACGCTACTTGACGAGAACTCACTATCGCGAAGCCAAGATACGCTGGTTCGACAGTGGGTGCCTGAGATGGCCGGGTATGCTGACCACTTCAACGCGACTACCGATAAGTCACGTATGTGGGAGGTGCCGCTAGACAAACTCATAAACTACGGTTGCGGTGACGCGGATAGCGGCTTCAGGCTCTATAAGAAGTTGATTAAAGAGGTGTCATCCGATAAGCGGCTACTTGATCACTACCGGTATGTGTCCTTGCCGGGTCTTAACACTTTCAAGGGCATCGAGTTGCGGGGGATGGACGTAGACGAAGATGCACTGGATGCGTTCGAGACCCTTATGGACGGCATGGTGACTGAGCAGTATTCGTCGCTGATAGAGCAGGTACCGCGCAGCATCAAGCGTAAGCACCTGCAAGAATTTGCTGAGAAGAAGAAGAAACCAGAAGACGCCTTGAAGTTTTCCCGGGCAGAATTTGTGCGGGACATTCTCTTTACACACAGGGACGGGTTCCGGCTGAGGCCCAAAGTCTTCACAAAGACTACGGCCAAGTTGTCTGCAGATAAGCGAATACCTAGCACATCCACCAAGGACCATCTACCGTACTTCCATGACGACTGCCCTTTCACGATTGAGTTGTCTGAGTACATTAAAAACGAGCGGCTGCTTAATACCAGTGTTCGCGGGTTTAAAAAGAAGTACATACACGCAGCTAAGGTCAGGCCTACCTACAGTCTGACCACGGCGCGTACTGGGCGCACGTCTTCCGAAGACCCTAACGGCCAGAACTTCCCTAAGCGCGGGAAGATGGCTAAGGCTTACAGGCGCTGCTTTGTAGCTCCGGAAGGTTACTATGTCTTAGAGGCCGACTTATCGCAAGCAGAGCTACGAATATCTGCAGATGAAGCCAACGAGACCACGATGCTCAAGGTCTATCGTGAGGGGGGCGACATCCATACCGAGACAGCCACAATCGTGATGGGTCTTACTAAGGCCGCATTCTTGAAACTACCGGTGTCGGAGCAGAAGGACGCGCGGCAGAAAGCTAAGGCTGTGAACTTCGGCTTCATTTACGGTATGGGTTGGCGTAAGTTTATCGGCTACGCTAAGACGCAATACGGTGTTGAATTTACCGACGATGAAGCGCAGCGCATCCGGTCTCAGTTCTTCATCAAGTACAGTAAGCTGGAAGCATGGCACGAGAAGTACCGCAATATGGCTAGGCGCGATAAGCAGGTACGTTCGTATAGTGGGCGGATACGCCATCTACCAATGATCGACTCTGAGGATGAGATGGTGCAGCAGGAGGCAGGCCGGCAGGCGATCAATAGCCCTGTACAGGAGTTCGCTTCTTCGCTTGGCGTTATGGCGATGTCTCGCCTGTCGGAAGAGATCGACCCTCGATACCTTGCTCCGATAGCGTTCGTGCATGACGCTATCTATTGCTTGGTACCCAAGCAGCACCTTGAGTGGGGGGCCAAGACCCTCAAGTGGTACATGGAGACTAACCCGATTGAGGAGTGGTTTGGTATCCGCATGAAGTGCCCTATTGTCGCGGATGTATCGTTCGGTATTAATTTCGGTGATACGTTTGAGTTGAAGGGTCTCACACTAGATGAGCCGTACGACTTCAGCGTGTTCTCGGCAGCAGAGGACGACGATGCGCCCTATATCGAGGTTGTAGAACAAGCTGATCCGCCTAACTACGGCCTGATCGAGTACGATTGACAAAGAAATTGATACAGGTATAATGTAACTTTCGTAGGAGGCCATATGGCTATACGCGTTAGAAGGGTTCGCCGGGGTGGGGCCGACGTAAACCCACACAAAGATACGATGGACCGGCTTTTGCAATCGATTGCAGAAAAGCAGGAGGAGGCTGCGCGTCTGACTTCTCTTGCTGCGGCGGAGCTAGTCCAGCTTAACGGCTTGATGGGCGACTTGAAGCTGGGTACCTACCAGTTCGAGAATATCTACGCCACCCGCGCTCAATCTACAGGTCGGGCCACGAACTTTATTGACCCTGCGGCATTCCGTAAGGAGTGTGCGAGTGATAAGGAATTCTACGGCGCGGTGACCGTATCCATTACCGAGGCTAAGGCCATCCTGCCGGGTAAGGTCTTGGAGAAGATCATTGAGACGAAGCCGGCCAAGCCCGGTCCTTACACTACCAAGGTTAGTCGCAAGGTGAAGTGATGGACCGGGAAAGTATTCACGCATTCATGAGTGAGGTCGCGGGGCCTAATATCGAACTGATCGACCATCCCAGTTGGGTGTCCTTCAGGTGTGTGTTGGCTCCGTGGACGCATGAGCGTGGTACAGATCGCACGCCTTCTGCAGGTATCTCGATAAACGAGGGCGGCACCAGTATTTACCATTGCTGGGCGTGCGGGGGTAAGAACAAAGGCCCGCTCGATTGGCTTCTGCGACGGCTGGAGGGCTTTACTGGGGACTCGTATCGTGAGTTGCGTCAATCTATCGACGGTACCGAGTTTATTGGCGGTGCGTTGCCTGAGTGGGGGTCGAAGGCTAGAGCCCGGTCACGTCTTCAGTTCCTAGACGAAGACATCTATATGGATCTGTTCGATAGTGCCGTAGGGCATCCTTACTTGAAGAGTAGGGGCCTCAATAGGTGGGCTACGAAAACACTGCAACTAATGGTAGACCCTGCGGACTCTCGCGGAGAGGAGCGCATAGTATTTCCAGTGTTTACGCCCGGGGGGAGGTTGGTAGGTTTCTCGGGCAGGGCTACAGGTGAAGATGTAGACCCAAAGGTTCGTGATTACTTTGGTTTGGTTAAGGAAGAGGTATTGTTAGGTTCGCATCTACTAGAACCGGATGATGAGTACGTGATGGTTGTCGAAGGCCTTTTCGACTACGCGAAGTCCGTTATGTATGGCTTCCCGGCAGTCGCCGCTATGCATGCGGGGCTTACGGCAGCACAGGCTAAAATCTTGCGCAATCTAGGTAAGCCGGTAGTACTGATGTACGACGATGACAACGCCGGTAGGGATGCTACGGATAAGGCGATAGAGGCGTTGCTGCCATATCTTCCAGTAAGTTACGTCCGGTACCCCAAACGTAGGAAGGTAGGGGGAGGTAAATGTGTGAAGACAAAAAGCGATCCCGGGTCGCTAAGCGAAGCCGAGATGGTATCCATGGTGGCGGCAAGAAAAATCGTAGTTTGACAGTTGTACCGTGCCTACCTAGTATTACGTCTGACGCCGACGAGGGTATAGATATAGCAGCTAGACTGCTTAGCCCTTTGCGTCAAGGTAAGGGAGTAACCCTGAGCGTTACGGATAAGAGATTGAGCAAGAAACGGCGGATTAAATCCGCCACACTGTTTCTTACACCGGGTTCCGCCTATGGCGGCAGTGATAGCGTGATCTTGGCTTCGATGCCGGGGTACGGCAGTGAATTGTTCGATATCTATACCGTCAAGCCTATGGTCTTTTACCGTGTTGGTTTGAGTATGCGTCTTTCGCGGGCGCTGGTAGCAGCAATCACTGATGTTTTTCAAGGAGTAAATCATGGTTCGTAAGGCAGCAAGAACCTCTGCACATCGCGGTGCGGAAGGGCGTGCAAAAGCCGAGGCAGAGCGTGAACGCGCCGCAGCCCGCGCCGAGGCTCGCAAAAACCAAGGTAACATCCCGTTCCGGTTCCGCGTACCGGTGGGTGAGACGACACAGGCAATCATCTGCGATGAGGAGCCGTACTTTTTCCGGTTTGAGCACAACCTGAAGAATCCGAAGACTGGCAAGTGGGATACATTCACCGGTTGCGTCGCGGAGTACGACAACTGCCCAGTGTGCGCCGCCACGGACAAGGAAGCGTATTACGCGATGTACCTTACCGTGATTGACCTTACGCCGTTTGAGACCAAGAACGGTGACGAAGTCGAGTTCAGTCGCAAGTTGCTGGTCGTCAAGCCGGCGCAACAGAAAAAGTTTCTTCGCATGTATGCCAAGGCCGAGGCCAAGGGCAATACTCTGCGGGGGGCGCTGATCGAGTTTACCCGTGACTCTGACAAGGATGCGTCCATCGGTAACGAGATCGAACTACTCGAATACGTGGATGAGGAGGAGCTTGAGACCTACACTCGCTCGTGGAAGGACAAGGACGGTAAGCGTCACGAGGAGATCTGTCACGAAGTACTGGACTATGACGAGCTTTTCCCTGAACCCGACGTTGATCAACTTCGTGCGCTGGTAGGCGGCGAGCCGGTTCCCGGTAGCCGCGAGCATGAACGCTCAGCGCTTGGTCGTGGTAGCAGCCGTCGCACCTCGCGCCGCGATGAGGAAGCGGACGATGAGGAGGAAGAAGACGAAGGCAAGCACGCTCGCGGTCGTATGCGGACAGGCGGTAAGGCTCCAGCCAAGGCAGCTACCAAGACCCGCCCCGCCGCGCGCCGCGCTCGTGAGGAGGAAGAGGAAGGGGACGATGAGGACGATGAGGAGGACGATGAGGCTGCACCCCCACGCCGTGGTCGTTCGTCTACCAAGACCCGCCCCGCCGCGCGCCGCGCTCGTGAGGAGGAAGAGGAGACCAAACCGTCCCGTCGTGGTCGCCCGGCGGCAAAGAAGGCTGACGATCCGCCATTCGACACCGACGACGATGAGGAGGAAGAGGAAGACGACGAGGAGGAGGATACCAAGGCCTCCGCCAAGACCCGTCCCGCACCGCGTCGTGGTCGTTCGGTAGCGAAGAAAGACGACGAAGAGGAAGAAGAAGAGGAAGAAGAAGAGAAGGTTAATCGGCGCAACCCCCGTCGTGTATCCATGCGTCGCGGTCGGTAATACACTTTGAAGGGTGCGGGGGTGTAAGCCTCCGCACATACCACATGAAAGCCTACGTATCCGGTGCGGTGTATCTCCCACGTAAGTTTTTCGAAAGCCGGGACTTGGAGTCAGACCTGACTATCAAGTACTACAAAATGGGTGAGCCAGACCCTCTGTATGTAGAGGCGTTCCAGCACGAAGGTAAGTACGTCGCTGTCCCGCGCGATTACGGTTTGCAATTGATTGCAGATCACGGTCTAGGCTTTGAAGATCGTATGTCTGACGGGCAGGATATGGACTACCCTAAAGTAGTCAAACACACAGGTGCGTACGCCTACCAGAAAGACTTCGTAAATCTGATTCTCGAGACTTGCAATGAAAGTAACGACTTTCTGATATCCGCCGCTACCGGTAAAGGTAAGACGGTGATGTCGTTGTCTGTATTCCAGAAGTTGGGGGTAAACGCTATTGTCGTGGTTGATCAACAAAACCTGCTTGACCAGTGGGTTGATCGAGCCAAGACCGTACTAGGCCTTACCGACGACCAGATAGGTATAGTGCAGGGGGGCAGAGCGGACTACGAAGGCAAGCATGTAACCATCGCTATGATGCAAACGCTTGTGTCCAGAAAGTACAGCGAGTCTTTCTACGACTACTTCGGCGTGGTTGTTTTTGACGAGGCCCATACGGCGGGTGCTCCGACATTCTCGCGGGCGTTGATGATGTTCTCGGCCCGTACTAGGTTCGGCGTGTCCGCTACTATCGAACGTCGCGATGCCTTACAGACTCTGCTTACTCACAACCTTGGGGCGGTTCGGGCAGAGCTAAAAGACAAGCACGACACCTCGTATGTGTACTACGTTGAGAACTCAAGCATTTACTCGTGGTATGCAAATGTCTCACCTAAGACGGGCAGAATGCTGTCCGAGGTCGCGGAGGATACCGACAGAAATCTGGTACTAGCCACAGCGGCTAAATGGCTGTATGACTCAGGAAGAACTGTTCTTGTTCTTAGTGACCGCATCGAGCAGCTTGAAGCCCTACAGGTACTACTATCCTGTATGGGTGTCCCGGAGGACGAGTCGGCGGTATATACCGGCTACCACACGGTATGGGCGTACCGTAAAAATCCGAGACCGCTACGTAAGCCTATGGATTACGTGCGTGGTACGGAATTCACACCGGTCATTCTCACCCCGGTTAAAAAGAAGCTGTCAAAGAAAACTAAGGCGGAGATGTTAGGTAGTACGCCTGCCAAGATAAAAATATTGCTCGCTACTTTCGGTATGTTCGCTAAGGGCGTGGATGTGCCGGAACTGTCCGGCGGGGTGGATGCCACCCCTAGGGCTAGGGCTGAGCAGGCTCACGGTAGAATTCTTCGTGTACGAGACGGTAAGCTGGTTCCTATATGGGTGACCCTGCGGGATGTTAATTCTTACCGTAACGATCATCAGTTTGCACAGCGCGTGAAGGACTACGCGGCGAGTTCTGCGGAGATATACAGATGGAGAATAGGAAAGGGACTGCGTCGAATCGACGTAGACGATCTGGTACGCGAAGCCAGACAGAACGTAGCACGCCTGAAAAAGCTACGGATCGAAACGAGCTTAGACGGCAACAATACGCTAGTGACCCCGCCCTAGCAGAACGTATCAAACGTAGGCAGCGAGAGGCTTACCGGGATCAGCACCCAAAGCAGGATAGCGCTCTGCGTAATGGTCTCTTGTGTCGTGGGGTCAATCGAGAGGTCACGTATGGTGAGGAGGGCAGGCCACGCTACCTTGAGGTCTATACGGTACCGGAGGCGGCAGAGGCTATGGGTAGGTCGATGCTCGGGTTTAAGCGCTGGATAACCAACGGCCTTATCCCGCCACCCATCCTGCAGGACACGGTTTTTCAGTACAAGCAGTATAGCTATGGGGAGCTTGAGGCTATCCGTAGTGAGATTGTCAGGCACGAGCGGGAGTTTTCGTATTTTACTGCCAAGCATCAGGTGACAATTCACCGGGTGTGGCAGGCGGTGCAGGCTTACAGATCGCGACATATGTGAGGTGAGTTATGGATTCAGGGAGAGTAAGACGGGTGCGACCCAGCGGTGAGGGGGCTTCCGAGGAAACCGTAGAGGTGGTATCTACCTCGGTTACAGGGCAGGCATCGCCCACCGTAAAGCAACGTACGCTGAGTGTGCGCAAGTTTGTCACTCAGCCGGCGTACGTAGGGGTCTCTGCCGGGGTAACCAAAGAGACAGGGTCGTACGAGTTTCTGCGGGTAGACATCACCGTCAATATGCCGTGCTACGTAGAGGAAGTGGATCGCGTATCTCACGAGGTTGCAGAGTATGTTGCGCAGCGTCTTGACGAAGAGATAACCGAGTATCTTGGCGGGGAGGAATAACATGGCTAGACCTAAGAAGACTGCAGTACCGGAAGACAGCGACGCTAACGAGCTTGAGCAGACGCTGAAAGAGGTACGTAAACGCTTCGGCGACACCAGCGTATCGTCTGGCTCGACCATCGTACAGCCGGAGCGAGTGTCTACGGGTAGTTTTGTTTTGGACTTCCAGACACTGGGCGGTATCCCGAGAGGGCGAGCCACCATGATTGTCGGAGAGCGCCACTCAGGCAAGACCACTATTGCTTGCAAGGTGACAGCATCCGCCCAGCGGCAGTACCCGGACGAGGCCGTAGCATTGGTAGATGCAGAGGGTACATTTGACGCTGTTTGGGCGGCTAAACTCGGCGTAGATCTTGATCGCCTTGTCTTGTTCCAGCCGGAGACTGGAGAGGCAGCGGTAGATGTTATCGATGCATTTATCGGAACGCGAGAAGTCTCTATGGTGATTGTTGATTCTGTCGCCGCGCTCACCCCGATGGCGGAGATCGAAAGCAGTGCCGAGGATGCACATGTTGGTCTTCAGGCCCGGCTAGTTGGCGGTATGATCCGTAAGGCTACGGCGGGCATGATTCGCGAGCGTAGGCGCGGCCATAATATCGGGCTACTTTTCCTGAACCAGTACCGTTCGAAGATTGGCGGGTTTGCAAAGTTCGGCGAACCCAAGACCATCCCCGGCGGCAGGGCGCTGGAGTTCGCCACGTCATTACAGATCGTGATGAAGAACAAAGAGAACACCGGCAAGGACGAGATCGGTAATGACGCTGTGACTGTAAATGATCATAGCTTCCAGATCACCAAGAACAAGATGAATAGCGGTGGCCGTACCGGTGAGTTCCGGCTGTTGAGGCAAGATGACGACGATCTCGGCCTGAAGGAAGGGGACATCGACGACGCGGGTACCATGCTGGCTTACGCGAAAAAGTTTGGCGCGTACACTGGAGGCGGTAGCTCTTGGGCTCTTGAGTTTTGGTCTCATGAGCTAAAGTTCAAGGGGCTGGAGCACGCAAAGCGCGCACTCTACGCAGATCGTTCCTTGTACTGGGATCTACGTAACTTCCTCATTGCAAGTCAGGCCGAGGCTCTTGGTATGCCTGAGTACTTCGTAGAGAGGTTCCTCGTATGAGTCGCGAGTCTTTTCTGAATCGCGATACCAAGCACGGTAACGCCTCTTACCGCAGATCTCGTAAACAGGAGAAAGAACTGTCTATCAGGCTGCGGGGGAGGCAAACTGTAGCGTCGGGTAGTAAAGCAGAGAAGGGGGATGTGAGGGTCAAGCGTATTCTACGGCTTGAGGCGAAGACGACTAAACATCGCAGCTTTTCTGTAACCCTTGACATGATTAATCAGATAGAGGAGGCTGCGCTTTCGAGCGAGGAGCTTCCCTGCATCTTGATAGAGTTCAACGATGGCAACGGCAAGCGAATCAAAGAAGTGGCCGTAGTACCAAGTTACGTACTTGACGACCTTGTCTCTAAACATAGTTGAAATCGATTGCAAACATGACTACCAAATCCAGAGTAGTGCGCCGTAAAAAGGCTGACCCGGAAGGCGATTCACCCGTAGTGGTTTATGGGCAAGATGATACCCCGGTAATTGACTTGCTTCTTAGTGCTAAGCGCAAGCGTGACAAGTTTCGGAGAGGCGAGTACCTGCACGTATCCGACGTGGTAGGTAAGTGCGTACGTAAGATAGCGCTGTCGGAGGCACACGGGATGCCTATGCCTACTGAGCCTATCACGCACTCGATGGCAATGACCTTTGCACAGGGTAGTGCCTTGCACGACTACGTGAAGAGCGCACTTGTGCGACACCCCGACATGCCACTATGGGGGTCTTGGACTTGCAAGTGTGGAGCCAGTTTGGAGGAGCGTCGTTCTCATGCTGAGGTGGCTGATCTGCATTGCGAGGATTGTGGGGGGCCTCTCGATCAGTATGTAGAGATTGACATCAAGGATACGGAGTTACTGGTTAGCGGTTCGCCTGACGTTATCCTGAAAGAACCGACCAAGAACTGCTACCACATTCTTGAAATCAAATCGATGTCTCATGAGGAGTGGAAGGGTCTCGTACGCGCCAAGCCTGACCATATTGTGCAGGTCGTCATGTACTGGTATCTCATGCGTCGGGCGGGGTTCCGTACCACCTCTACGGTCTCTGTACTATATGTCACCAAGGGTTTTGTGTTTAAAGGCCAGCCCTTCAAAGAGTTCGTTATTGATTGTGATACCGCGCTACGCCATATTGATGACTACATCGAGGACGCAAAGGCCTTCGCTCGTTTTCGCGAGACAGGCGAGCTACCGGTACGTACCAAGTGCGCAACGATAAATTGCCCAGAAGCTAAGAAGTGTCACGTAGCTATGGAGTGTTTCTCGTGATAGTCATGGGTATGGACCCCAGCCTTACCAGCTTTGGGGTTGCCTATCGCGATGTCGGGGGGAGGCTGTGCGCTAACAGGATCAGCACGCCCGGCAACAAGCGCGGGTCGGAGCGTCTTGATTACCTAGAAACTACCGTAGCCTACTATCTGGATAAGTACAAACCTGAAGTAGTAGCCTACGAGGATTACGCGTATGGTAAAGGCCCGCGCAACAGCAATAACCTTTTCGGTATTGGGGAGCTAGGCGGGGTAATTAAGTTATTGCTTTACCGTCGTGGGGTTGCTATATTGACGGTTCCACCGACGAGCCTAAAACTTTTCGCTACTGGCTCAGGGCGTGCCGAGAAGTCGGACGTAGCCGCATTCATCCAAGAGACAGAGGGGGTAACTTTTGCAACGTCCGACCAGAGCGATGCGGCAGCGCTTCTGAAGTTGGGCGAGATGGCGACGCATACTACAATGAGGCCTCGCTTACGGACCCACCCGCAGCGCAGGGCGATAGCAGGTTGTCAATGGTTGTAGTTTGCAATCGATATCAAATTTTCTGGCGTTTGCAGTTTTTGAAGAACGTAGTACTATTCATCCACGCAGTAACCACGCATCGGTAACAATCCATCAACTGATAGGTACCCAAAATGGCAAAGAAAGCAGCATTCAAGATCGGTGACACCGTCAATTTCCTCGGCTACTCCGAGGAGATGCCTGACAACGAAAAGATCCTCACCGAAGGCAACACCTACACGGTGGTTGAGGTAAACGACGCAGAGGAACTGGTCAGCGTCGAGATGGCGAACCCGGAATTCAACCCGAAGAAGGCCGAAAGCGACAAGAACCCGAAGACCCTGATTGTCGATGTCTTCCTCAACGAAGTCGAGCTTGCCGACGGTGAGGAAGAAGAGGCCCCGCCGCCGAAGAAGGCTGCTTCCAAGACCGCCGCCAAGGGCAAGGCCAAGGGCAAGGCTGTCGCTGAGGAAGAAGAGGAAGAAGAGGAAGAGGAAGCCGACGAGGAAGAGGAAGAAGAAGAGGAAGAAGCCCCGCCGCCGAAGAAGACCGCCGCCAAGGGCAAGGCCGCTGCCAAGGAAGAAACCAAGGCCAAGACTCCGGCGAAGAAAACTGCCGCGAAGGCTCCTGCCAAGGCTGACGCCAAGACGAAGGCTCCCGCCAAGTCGAAGGCCAAGGACGAAGAAGAGGCCGACGAGGACGATCTGCCCGATCTGGAGAACGAAGACGAGGAAGTCGCAGCCTTGGTCGAAGAGGCCGAAAACGTCCTCGATCTGGCCGAAGAACTGATCAATGACAGCGCGGCAATCGACTACAAGCTGGGCGGCGTGCTCTACCATATCCGCAAGGGCAAGTTGCACCACAAGGCCGACAAGCGCTACCGCGAGGCCGGCGGCTTTGGTCTCTACGTCAAGGAACGCCTGAACGTCGAGTACCGCAAGGCGATGAACCTGATCGAGATCTACGTCAACTTCAACCTCGCCGGCATCAGCGGTGAGAAGGTGGCCGAGATCGGCTGGACCAAGGCAAGCAAGATCGCCTCGCTGATGAGCCAGAAGCTCAAGGGCGGCGCAGAGGTCGATGACCTTGGCGAACTCGGCGAAGAACTGGTCAAGGTCGCCGAGAATTCGTCGGTCAGCGATCTGGTCGATACGATCAAGGAAGATTACGCAGTTGCCGGCGCCAGCAAGGGCGAAAAGGTCAAGCGTATTACCTTCCGGTTCCGCCTGATCGAGAACGCCGGGGCGGCAGTCACCGAGGTACTGGAGGCTCAGGCGAAGCTGATGGGGGCGAAAGACTTGTCGGATGCTTTCGAACACATCGTGATGGAATGGGCCGTCGAGCATATGGACACCCCGCCCGAGATCAAGGTGCCGGCCGAGGGCAAGACGGCAGGCAAGTCGGCAGGCAAGTCG